GTGACCACCTGTGAATTTGCTGATATAGTCTAAGCGGTTTGAGTTGAATTTAAACTGACCGCGTGACACCTTAAGGGTATCGACAATAGGCAAGGAGTGAGGGAACTTAACACGGTGGAATAATGCCCGGGTACGAATCCAAGGCAGGTCGAATCTAGCACCGTTATGCGCGATGATTTCCGTTGCGCTGCCGCAAATCTTAGCTAGAGTTTTGACTAGTTCTTTATCGGACTTGTTGTTGTCCCACGTTGCGGAATAGACTTTGTTTTGACCTTCCCATTTCCAACACGCACAGATGATTGCACGTTCTTGGACGATGTTCTCATAGCCGATGGAAACCTTATGGCCTGTCTGCCAAAACACGCCTATATTCGGTGATACTTCAATGTCGATGTATAAGCGTTTTCTTTCGTTCATTGTCTTGGCGTTAGCGTTCCTCAACCTACAAATAGATGTTTAATCCAAGCGAACAGTCCACCGCCCGAAGCCCCTGCGGCTGCGGCAAAGCCGATAACTTTAGCCCGTTCAACCTTCTGCGCTTGGATGTATTCCTGATGTTCGTTAACTGTGTCAATCATTCCCTTATCGCCGTATTCCTTATCTCCGATTAACTTCCGTTCGACCCGTTGCAGCCTTACCGCGTTGTGTTGCTGACCGCGTTTGATTTCCGCCAGTTCAGCTATGATGATGTCGATTTTTTCGCTCATAGTATAGTCTGTATTGCGTTTGATTCTCTTAACCCTACTTCTTCGTAACCTGACGCAGAATAATGCAATGACCCAACGTCTAAATCATCACAATCCACATAAATGTACTGAGAATTGTTAAATGAATTTATTGCTGCAATTTGGCCATTGTGTACTGTGCCCCCATAAGTTCTACCGTGGTTTGTTCGAGTTAATGTACAGATATATCCCTTTGGGTTAAACCTTCTAAAACGGTCAGTTAAATGCGTGATATATGAGGCTTGATAAGCATTTGCATTCCCTGCGGTAGAACTGTCATTTTCACCCTGATTGAACATGATGTATAGGTCAAAGTAAATCCCATTATTTTCAAGGTACGAAATAGCACGTTCAAGTGTTTGCGTAGCACTATTATACAATGTTCCTGAAATGTTCCAATCTGCGTTCATTGATGTTGAACCAACAGCGTGTTTAACCATGTAAACTTCCCTAGAAGTTGCGTCTGCAAGTTTCCAAGAAAACGAGAACTCAGCAGCATAGCGAGTGTCTTCTGATGGGTACATATTGTTTGTCTTGGCAAGGTTAGCGAAGTTTGTCCCATTCCATATTTTCACGTCATTTCTTGCGGTTGTGTAAGTTGACGGTAAAGAAGTGTCTTGCTCAAATCCGTTTTGATTTGATTGACCTTCCCTATGTACTAGGATAACTCTTGATGGTGATATACTGTATGGATTCACGTATGGCATAATTTATTAAGAACAAACTTTATCTCCTGATGTTAAACCTGATGAAACAATACCTGTGTAGTTTCCTGTTCTATCTGTGAAATCAAAGTTAGAACCGTTCCATGTAGCATCGCTTCCAGTTATGTGCATTTTACACGCTGACCCAAATAACTCAATGGGGTCAACTGGTTGCCCTGAATTATACCAATCTCCTATCTCTGTTCCTGTTACTACGGTTGCTCTTTGAATACAAGCAAACTGATTGATATAACCGTCAAATGGCGTAGAATTACCAACGCCTATTCGCAAAGGATTCACGGAACTTTGAATGCGGTCTAATGTGTTTGTGTAAGTTCCTGACCTTTGTACACCATTAACCCACAATTTACAGGTGTTTGCATTTGTGGTTGCTGATGGGTCGTAAACTACTACAACATGATACCACAATGAGGTTGATAAAAACGTGTCGGTGGTGGTGAAAGAATCAGTACCACCCGCTCCTGTTGTGTTAAACAACAAAGAGATTGTTCCTGCGGTATCAAATCTAAACAACACTTGGTCAGTCCAGTTTCCTAGAAAAGTATCTGTTCCTGATGTAGTGTTTCTGTTCAGGAAGAAACATAATGCAAATGGAACAGTCGCACTATTTAAAATAGCGTTAAGATTCGTTCCTAAGTCAATATATTCCGTATTACTATTGTTTAGGGATATAGAACACGGTACGGAATAAGGAGTGCTTCCACCTGATGCGCCTCTAAAAGAAAACCCGTTGTAAAACCCGAACATATTAGAAGCGGATTAATACAACACTCCCTGATGTCAGGGTAACGGCTGAGAAGTTACTGTCACCAACTGGCTTAATCAAAGCACCTGCCTTGACTGCTGTACCTGTTGCAGCGATGTAATCAGCTTTTACGTCTGTTGTGCTTTCGTCAACTTCAATTTTTGAAAATACAGTGTCCTCAAGGGTAAGAATGCCCGTGAATGTTCCTGCTTTGCGCGTGGTATTATTCACAACGAACGTGCCGTGTGTACCTGAAATTTGATTCATGTCTAAACTTTCCATATTTTTTTGATTAACTGTTTCTTAAAGGTATCTCACAAAGCCCATACGATGCGACTTCCACTTGTAAATCCATAACACACCCTGCACACTTGTCAAGGAATGCGTTATTTATCGGTGTTATTGTAGGGTCATTCAACACGTCAACATCAACATCGCTGCCGTCTTTGAAATATCGGTAGATGTCATTGAGGATTAAGTCAGCATCAGACACGATCGTGTTCACGTTGTTGCGTGATTGCATGATTTGGTCAGCGCAATAGATGCGAATGGTGAACGTGTTGATGTTTTCACCCACCACTTTACTAACTGGCACTACATAGATGAAAGGAAAAAGGTTATCCGTAGCCTCGAAGTCACCTATCTGTTCTTCAAAGTCAAAGCCGTAACGCTTAATCTGATAGTGAAGGTCACAGAAATCCTTGATTTTCTTAAGTAGCTTGATATATGATACGCTGATTGCTGCCATTAGATGAACATGAAGTCAGATTCGTAATTCCCGTCAGTTGTGTCAGTAGCTTTGATGTCGCTATCGCGGTTATTTTCGGAGGTGAAATTTGCGAACAGCGATTTATTTTCCTGCAAATATTTTATCACGCGGTTTGTGTAGAACTCAGCCTTTTGATTGTACTGACGCATGGCAAATGATAACTCAGATGCTTCCACGCCTTCGGAATTTTCCCCGCTTTCACGCTGAATACCTTTGTTTGTTATCTTACGTGAGAGTGCATAAGACGCATCAGCAGCAGCCCTCCATGCGATGACCATTTGAATCTTGCCAACTAGCACTTGCTCGTTAGCTGATAGAGTTTGCGCATTGTATTTGGTAAGTAAGTCCGTATAGAAATACGTTCCAAGTAACGATTGCGCCCACATATCGGAGGCTGTACGGATGAACGGTTGAAAATCGCGCGTATCAGCGTTAGCACCTACGTTCGTGGTGTTCTTTAGCAGCGTATCTGTAACAAAATAAATCATTGTGCCGCTCCTTTCTCAACAATAACATCACCGATGATTTGGTAATTCACAATAGATATTTTTGCTTTCACGCCTGACAAATTAATGAGGTCATCGAAGATATTTTGCACCACTTCACGGGTCGGCATTACGAAATTCTTTTCCCAAATAACGTAAGCCTGTTTAATATCAGTTCCTGAGCCTAACTTACCGCTAACACGGATACCCATGAGGATTGGGTCGATGGTGTGCGCTTGACAAATCTTCTCATCAATACGTCCATCAGTCTGAATGAACAGTTGGTCGTTGTTGTTTGTCGGTATTGGTTCTAATACTGGCATTTGGTCAGCAGAATTAGCGAATACCGCGAACACACGACCTGCACTTGGCGCACCTTTAGCCTTTTCAATGCTTTCTTTGATGGCGTTTTGCTCCTCTTTACTTGCAGGTTTCTTCGGGAATTTAATCATCACCGAAGCAAACACGGAATTCTGAATATTACTCTTATGCAAGTACGACATTTCACCGTCAAGGAATACCCAATTTAAACACGATGTATATTGAGGAATAGGGTATGGAAAATCACCGATAGAATCTAATTCGTAACAGTAGATTTGTTTTGATTCTGTATTCTCAGGATGGTAAGGCTTATACCATTTCTTCGCCAGTTCAGTTGACCAATCATCCGCAATAAAATACAAGGACTTGTCGCGGTTAGTACGTACTTTCTCAGGCGATATGCGCTCGTATTTAACGGCCTTTTTATCCTTAACAGTTAACAGGAAATAACATCTACCGTGCATCACAATATCACGGGTCACAAGGTCTTTAATTCGCTTGATGTTGTTGCGTGAGTTGAACATTTTCCATTCAACTATTTCACGCTGATTCATGTTTGTCTCATCAACTTCGATTCCTCCACCGATAACGCTGCGCACTTTGAACTCAATGATAGACGAATGCAACGGGCTGATGTAGTACATCTGATTCATCAGTTGTGGGTATAGGTTATCCCCACCGAAATAAATCATTCCCTTATCACCTGTGATGCGGTTGTTGATATACGGTAACGATAAGTTACCTTCGCCAACTTCCATAAATGGCGTAGAGAATTTACTAAGCGTTGAATAGTTTTCTACCGTTGCAGCAGGTTGCTGAGGCGGTGAGAAGAATTTCATTAATCTACTCATAAACAGTTCCAGTTGTGTTAGCGTCAATCACATTCAATATACCTTCTTCGAGCGCATCACCAACGATGGCTGCGGGGTTAGTGGTGACTGTTGCGGTTTGATAAACTCTGTATGTATATTGACCTGCTGCGAGTGTTACGGTTACACCTTCTTTGATTTCAAAATGATTGAAACGTTCAGGGTATGCCGACACGTCAGGCGTGGTGAAATATACAGGTGATGGGTTTGTCAGATCGCGGATAACTTCAAATAAGTATGACGGACTTGTCAGCGTTGCCGATTCACTCAGCGTTAGCACAACATCGTTTTCATCACCTTTGTAAAGCACTATCATACCTATTAATGTATTTCAGTAAAAAATTGTAGCAAAAGAAAAGGGCTACCATAAGCAGCCCTTTCCAATTCAAAGTGTTTCGTTTAAGAGTTCACAGAAGTGAGTGTAGCAGCAGCAGCCGAATCCAACTCATACGCCCATGATTCGTATTCACCTAAGAAGGTTACATCGAAGTTCGAGCCGTCAGCCTTAGCAGTTCCTGAACCGCCTGTGCCTCCGTTGAGTTGCATATATTCAAACCACCAGTACTTACCATTTGCATCAAGCACCACGATAGTAAGGTAACGCTGACCTTCACCTGCAATGTTCAACTGTCTTGCCTTAGCTGCATCCTTGCGGTGGAACTTAAGAGAAAGTAAGTTGCTGATGAAAGATGACCCGTTAGTCATGTCCTTGGTTACAGTCTCCACGTAGTTCGACACGTTGCGTTTCACTTCGTATTCAACGAATGCAACGGTGTTGGTGAAGTCTGTAATTTCCCAGTTGGCAGTATCAACGGTTTTACCTGTGATGTTGTCTTGGTCATTTACCCACACTTGAACGATGCCACCGAGGTTGTTCTCGCATGACTTCGTGATAGCTACTAAAGAATTACAAGCCATAGTTTTTAAGTGTATTAAAGGGAGGTGTTACCCTCCCTTATTGGTTAATGATTAGGATTGTTTTGCGATACCGTAGGTTACGATTTCAGACGGGTTAACATAGTTAACACCGAATTTGAACGCACCGATTGCGCGGATTTTACGGTCACCAGTTGTCTTGCTCATGTCGATAGTTTGCAGAGATTCTGCATCGCTAACGAGGTCAGTCAAGAAGATGAAGTTATTGGACAATGAAGCCATCATCACGTAGTCAGAGATTCCTTCGCACACGGTCAAGGTGTAACCCAAGAATTTCAAGTCAGCATCTTTGGTGGTGTATGCCTCAGCAGATGCAGTTGCAACCGCTAAACGGTAAGCATCAGCAACAACAGGCGATACCATCCAAAGGATTTGTGCTTTCTTTTTCTTAAGTGCTTTCGGGATTGCGTTGTAAACTTTCGTCAACTCAGCAACTACGTTAGAAGAGGTAACGGTAGTACCTGTGATACGGTTAACACCTGTTACGATACCATCTTCAAATGCGAATTGTTTTTCCAAACCATCGCACAATTCAAGGTAGTCGTTAGTGTTCCCATCGGTGTCACCTTGGAAGGTCAACACTTCAAGTTCTTCGTTTACTTTCTTACGAAGTTCTTCGTAGAAGTGAGTGGCAAACTGTGCCATGCTTCCACCTGACATGAAATCACCGGGAGCAGAGCCGGGTTTCATCCAGTCAGCAAGGAATGAAGTTTCGATGTCATCTTGACAAATCTCAACTCCGATTTGGAATTTGCATGGTTCCATTTCCTTAGCGGAAAGTGTTTGGTTGGTAGCCGCGAAGTCGCAACCTGCTTCTTGCAGTACGTCAGCGAACAACACGTTAGCGATTTTCGTTTTCTCCTTAATGTTCAGGAGTTGGCGGAATCGTGCTGTAGAGCGATCGGAAAGGAGTGTCTTAGCGTAGAACTCCTTTGGATTCACTTGCAAAAGAGCGGATGAAGCTACGCTCAAATCAAATAGATACTTCTTTGCCATGTGGTTTTTATTTTTCGGTTTCTGATTTTACAATTGTGTTTTCATAGAACGCCATAAACTTTTCGTGTGCGCTCATTTCTGTTTTCGCAGGTTCTTTGATTTCCTCCTCAACGGCAGGTTCACCTTCTGCGAGTTGTTTGGTTTCTGCGATGATGGAGGTCAACTCATCAATCATAGGTTTAATCAACGCCATGATTTCGGCTTTCTGTGCATCGGTCAATGCGCCTGATGTTTCACCTTCAGGTGCGGGTGTTTCGGCAGCAGCAACTTCTTCGGCAGGTGCATCTTCGGTCGGTTTTTCTTCCTCGGTAGGTGCGGCAGTTTCGGCCATTTCTTCTTCCTTAACTTCGGTAAACTCACCATTAACAACGGTGTAAATCATCTTACCGATTTTATGTTCACCGTCAGGGAGTGTGATTTTTTTGCTCATATTTTTAGCTTTATTGATTACGTCGATGAAGCGTTGATTCTGTTTTAAAATGACATCCATTGACGCTAGTTCTTCGGTTGTCACGAATTTATGCGTGATGTGTTCGGCTGAAAGCAAAAGGCTTCCACTATTTTTTTTATAGTCAGCAACAAAGTAGAACGATGTTGTTCCATCTCCGTTGTCGATTGAATCAACTGGCATTAACTCATCATACGCTAACCCCGTTTCCTCGGCAAGTTCACGTATTGCAGCGCGTTCAAGGGTTTCGTCTCCTTCAATTTTACCACCTGCAAATCCCCATACTGACGGTTCAAAGGTGTCGTTATCTTTACGCTTAAGCATGAGAGATTTATCGCCGTCAAGAACTATGACATCTGCATAGTTCGGTTTTTGTTCACTCATTTTTAGCCCAAGGAATCCCTCTACGGAATAACCCACCTGACCATTTGCCACTAGCGATTCGTAGTACGCAGGGTCAGTAACCTGAGACACTACGAATAAAGTGCCTTTAGGACACTCGATACCGAATGTTGAATAAGACTTATCCTGCTTTGGATTCTCCACTAACCATGCTTCTAAGATGTACGCAGGTACTTTCTTTTCCGCGTTATGTTCAAGGTTGAACAGGTCGCGGTTAGTTAGATTTTCCATGAAGCGTGAGTAGATTTTTTCAATCTCATCCTCGGTAAACTTCACGTAGTGTTCACCCATATCCTCATCAGCCTTGCGATAGATTTCCATCGGAATCATTGCAGGTGCTGCGATGCGATACTTTACGTTATCTGAAAAGAACTGTTTTGTTTCCGCTTCAAACGCCACACCCTTAACCTTGATAGCAGGTCGAGAGGTAAAGGCAATCATATCAACTCCGAGCGGCTGCCCTTCATCGTTCGTGCCTTCGATGTCAACTTCGTAAACGGGAACTTTTTCCATTTACTTACAAATGGAATATTTATAATTTTTGTGTTACTTTGTGCCAAACGTAAACTATGATACAGGTAAGAAATGAAACCATGCGCAACGCGCCGCATGAAATGACAATTGGTGATTTCGAGAAAGTCACCACCGCGCTAAACAATAAGACTGACGGCATCATTGACCGATACGCCAAGGTGTTTCACATCTTAGGGTTGAGCAAAGACCTAATCGAAGATTTAGAGTCCGATGAGTTCAACGCGCTTATTCGTGAGTTCACCGACCAATCGAAAGCCGTGCCGAGTGAGTGTGTTCCTATGATTGAAATAGACGGGGTTAAGTATGTTGCCTTTACAGATAGCCTAAAAATTAAGGTCAAAGACATGAAGTTGATTGAAAAGTTCGTCGGCATCGGCACTTCATGGGTTGCTGAGATGATGGGTGT